TCGCAAAGCTTCTGAGCTACCGGACCACCGTTTATAGGGTCTGACTTAATCAACTGCTCTGGTGGTGGATACCGTTTTACCTCAGTACCTTCCAAGAGAAGGGAGCCTGGTGGGAATCCATAAAAACTATACTGATTAACCTTGCCAAGTCCATCTGTGATATTTTCTGCGAAAACAATTTCATAGGGCACAAAAAACCAAGTCATCTTGATTCTTCGTTTTACAATCAGGAGGTTAATTCCACCACCATTCTGATTTGATACAGGTGTAGCAGCATTCCCCACGCCACCTGGAGCAGCATTATCTTTGGTCTTAAAGAAGAACTGACCTTGTGGACTAGATAGGAATTCAGCGTTAGGTTCGCATTCCAAGTCAACAAATCTCAAGTATTCTCTTGGATCACTAAATTTAATAAACTCGTCCTTGGTGTTGTAGTACCACTTAAGTTCCTGAGCTTGCCCCTTCAAGTCATCATCATTCACCATCAAATAAGGTCTTGGTTCAAACTGAATTTGAACCTTGTATTTATTGTATGTCATAAAGTCGTATATGTAATTCAGACTTTTATTTGTCTGATGGTCTTCACCAAGCTGCCTGCCATATGGGTCGATACCCTCAATGTTGTTGATCTTTGATGCATACAACCAATCGTAATAAGGATGCGCGGCTGGCAACTTCCTAACCAGCCTTCCGCTCTTGTCTCCAACCTTATAAACGCTTCCCAATATTTCGCTCACCATGCTAGGGAGGAAATCCCTACTGATGATGAAATCCATTGTTGCTGAACCACCATCTGTTTGAAAAGATGCTTTTGACGGAGATATCTTGTCGAACATCTCCAGCAATTCTTTGGATGCTTTCTCAATAGCCATTATCTGCGAACCCCCGCCATTCGTTGTTCTGGTTGAGGCCTTGCGCCCATTTTTGCAACTAGTGTATCCATGCCATCTGCCATTCTCTTGGTGTTGTTTGCGGTGTTCAAAGCGGCTTCCTGACTAGAAGAACCAAACGCCGCTTGCATAACATTCTTTCCAAGATCGGCAATCCCAGAGTAGCTGGCCTGCTTTGCTGCCATACCAGTAGTGTCTTCTTTCCTACTAAGATCAAGCTTTTTCCCTGGAGTTACTGCTCTTGTAAATGCCTTGTAAGCAGACTCCGCGCTCTTGTCTGCGCTTCTCCTTAATGCGTCTGCTGCGCCTTTCATTCCTTCAGATTTAGACTTGCTAAACCAGCTAACAAGACCTGCGCCAATGTCTATGATTACAGCAGCAAAATTCTTAAGTGCTGCCAGAACGGTATAAAAAACTCCAATCAAAAGGTTTAATGTCCTTGCAAGCATATCAAATACGAAGGTTAAAATTGGTGTGCTTTCTGCCAGCATTTCAGCAAAGTCAACAAACAATGGGATGATGCTTTCTATGACAGGAATCATGCTGAATAGCGCATTGGCCCAAATGTAGATGTAGGGGATTGCGATATCGATTAGAGCATTGCCAAGCTCTTGCATGACAGGGGCCAATGCATCCATTACCGGCTTCAATGCGTTTGCAAAACCCCTGACAATTGGAATAACCGCTTGGATTATTGGCCTCAATCCAATGCCAACAACTGCCATAAGGTCAGAAAAAGCAAGCTGTAACTGCTGCATTACCGCCGGGTCTAAGGCAGAAACAAACTTTGATGCTAAGTCAACAATTGATCCCAACGCCCCTGGGAGTGCTGCAAAAGCACTAACGGCACCACCCATTAATCCCATTGCCCCGCCGCTAGAAGCGGTGGATTTTATTGCGTTGAATATATTTACTAATTGCTTGCCACCTTCCATTGTTGCGGTTACTATTCCGCCCCTAAGACTATCCAAGAATGGGCGAAGGTTAGGAGACGCGTTCCTTCCACCGTTGTACTCTTGCCTTCTATTGTTGTTATTATTGTTGTTGTTGTTCTGTATTCCTTGCAGCAAATTTGACATTTCCTTAATAAGAATGTCTTGAGTTCCAAGACTTCTTGCATCAGAAATATCAATTCCGCCAATTATTGTTTGATTTACCGTATCAAGCCAGTTGTTCACATTGTCCAGAAGAGTGATAACCATATCCAATCTTGTTTCAATTCCGCTAAGTGTAATAGTTCCTCCAGCCGCCGGAATCATCTGTATTTGCGCTACAATGTTGTTTCCAACCATTACCAAAGTTCTGTCAAGCTCTTTAATTAGGCTGGAAATGTTTTGCAACTCTGAAACTATTGGAACTATGTTTATAGTTGTACCTGATCCGCTCAAATTCAAATTTTGAACAGCAGATATTAATAAATTTAAAAGTGTATTTGAATTATTTGTATTTGCTTCAATATTAATTAATATTGAACTAATCATGAACAGTTCTTGCAGCCTATCGTGTACATTAGTTAATGCTGCAAGCATATATGTCATGTCTGCGGAAATTCCATGAATGGTTCCGTCAATGCTTGAAGTTAATACGGAAATCTGATTAACGCCAGACTCTATGTTTGTAATAGAAGCTGAAGAAGAAACATTTAGTGATTGAGTAACCCCAACCAGGTTGTTATTCACCCTGGCAAGTTGCTGATACAGTCCGTTTGCAGCAACCTTGATTGTGTTGTCTACGGTGGAAATGCCCGAAACTATTCCAGAAACAGAAGTGTTTACTGTTGATATTTGAGACGCAGCATTATCAATCGCAGTTATAAGCCTGTTAATATCGTTAGGCTTAATGACGGCTTCAACATTGACAGAGTCTTTGCTTTCAGGTTTTGCGCTATCTGGAACGCTCTTTGTCTCTGAATCCTTGGTTATTTTCTCTGATAATGTTTGAGACAGAGAAGACATTTTGGAAGACAGGTCTGACATTACTTCGTTAAGCAATTCAATGCCAGCGTTTACATTCTGCATTTCCGATAGAATTTTTGACGAAGTGCCAGAAATTGCAGAGTAGTATTTTGATGATTCCCCAATGGCATCTTGAATTAAATCAAGTGCTATTGCACAAGTCTCAAGATTTACCGCTGGGTTCGCCATTGATCATCTTCTCCCATTCCGCCTGCAAGTCCTCATAAGACCTTCCAAGGAAACTGCCTATTGAGAAGAATTGCTTCTTTGCGTCCTCAAGGTCATCTTCTTGTTCTGGTTCGCGAGTACTCCAAGTCGGATCAATTCTTTTAGGTGCGCCAGTCTTTCTGTCTCTATCCCTGAAATAGATCAGAACGATCTGGCGCATCGTCAATTTCGATATTTCATCCATCGACAAGCAGTACGGCTCATCGACTAAATTAGCCACTAACTGGGGCCAATTGGGTTCTTCGACTTTCCCTCCTTGGACTTTCCCACCGCCACCGGGAAGGATCGTTCAACGATGGTTTCTACAAGCTGTCCAACATCAGAGTTTTCATGCATCAGGGTGCTAGCCTGGTTTGGATCAATACCTGCCAATATCGCAAGGATGGTTGAAACACCCCAGAAAGTACGAAGCTCTTCGGTGCATCGATCTTTGCCGAAGCAAAACTCTCCAACCGAGATTGCTTTCAAAGCGTTCCCAATTGCAATGTCATATTCCTCCTTATCAAGGAGGTCTTTCATGTTCCTGATCTTGTCAAGCGACTTTCTTTCAATCGCTCTTTCAAACTCAGATTGCTTGGCCAAGGTTAGCAGGGAGAACTTATACTTGTTTCCCTTGGAGCAGTTCCATTCAATTGCTCCTCCAGAGGTGCCAAGTGAATCAGACAGGGTATGGATGCCAGTAGACATTTTCTATACCTTCGGGTGGGGCGAGTAATCCAGATCGACAGAAGTAGATTCTATCTCTAAATCATATTCTAAACATCCTGTTACCGTCATGTCAAAGGCTACAGATGTGACTATGCATTTTTCTATCTTATAAAGGACAGCTTTTGAATTTAGAATTGGATGCTGGGCACCTTTTGTATAAAAAATTTCCAGCTTGCCTTCTTCGTTAATTATCGGTGTTCTTGGACCGTCATTGATACTAACGGTTGTGTCGTAGTAATGAAAACCGTGAATTTTTACTTTGCTTTCCCTGATCCCGCCACTCATCACATAGGTTGGGATTCCGTAATTTTTCCAGTCTTTTTTATTATCAAGGTTATCGACAATGTTCTCAGTACGAAGCGGTTCAATAGTTGGAACCCTGACGGATTCCCCTTTGAATTCAAGGTTCCATGTATCAGCTTGTAAAATTAAAATCGTACCAGGGCGAGTTGAAGAGGTGAAGACGATGCGCGAACCTTTTCCCAGGTAAAACGGCATCGTCTTCCCCTCCAATCACATTAATTAGCCAATTGTCAAGGCCTGATTCTGAAGGGCAACTGGCAAGAATGTTGTGGTTTCCATATTGCTTAGGGAAGCTGAGAATTCAAATGTCGCCTTCTCCTTGACATTGTTTCCAATTGTCAATCCGGTTAGAACAGCATGAACATTAATGCCAATTGATCCAGTTATATTTAACCCAAGTTCGATCTGGACAATTTTTCCGCTTCCAGCTTGGTATGCGGTCATAATAGTTCCAGCGGTAACACTCTCTAGAGTGCCAGAACCGCTAACAGTTCCACCGCGAATTCCACCAAGTAGTGCTTTCAAACCATATGTTTCAAAGTTGGTGAATTCAACCTCATCGGTTTCAAGCTCCAAACCCCACTCTTCTAAGTGAAGGCTAGTTGCTGTTCCACCGGACGGGGTGATAGTAAGGAAGCCTGTTTTCCCTGCGTAATAAGCCATGATTACTGACCTCCAAAAATGACTATTTTATAAGTAGCACCAGCGGAAGAAGAAACCGTGATTGTTTTATCGGTTCCACTAACTGTGGTGGGCGTACCAGAGGTGAAGAGGAATCCAGCCCCTTCGGTTAGCGTTATGCTTGGCGTTGTTCCACCAAGGAACCATTCAAGTCCGTTGGATGCGCCTGGGCCAAATACAATTGTTCCAGTAGTGGAAACTAGTCCAACAGAGAACACTCTGGAAAGATTTAATGGCTGGCCAATTAGGTCGTAAAGAGAACCAGCTGTCGTGAAGTCGTAGGTCTTGCTACCGGCAGCAGCAAGAGTCCTTGTCTCGCTAAAGACTATGTTCATCGGAGTCAATCCCGTCAAGGAAGGACTTACCGATAAAGATATTGAGTCTGGACCTTGGCTAACAGCTGTAAAACCAGAAGTCGTTTTTTGCTGACTCCAAGAAAGATTCATGCTGGTGCTTGCGGAATTAACCGTAGCTTCCCAAGTGAAACCGTCTAGCGTAAAAGATGTAGCCATTAGCTTACCCGCTCCTCAATGCTCTTATAGCGGATTACCATACCAGAAATATCGTAGTTGAATGACTCACCTGAAACAATATCAAAAGCAGGATTTGTTTCAATAATACTATCAAGTACAGTAGAAGCCCAAGGCAATACTGGTTGATAAAGGACATTCCTTATGGATTGCCTGAGAGTCAAAAATTGTTCAACATCTGTTTCATAAATACGATTTCCAGCTCGAATTATTGAAATCTGGACCTCGTATATGTATTCCACAACATTTGGGAAAGCCTCCATCCCAACTACTTCTTTACCTGGAGTCAGGATAATTAGCGGGATTGCATCTTCTTGGAGGAGAATTGGCTTTTTGCGTATCTTCACAGTTGGAATGCCAGGAATGGTTTCCAACCTTAATTTCGTTGCATATAGGATATCCCAGAATATGCTAGGCATTAATTAATCCCTTCACCAGCCAAAGATGTGGCTTTAATTGCCCATCTTGTTCGCAGCGCACCGTCATCAATCGAATCAACTGTGTAATGCTTGCCCAGATAGTCAGTTATCTTAGCATTCACCTTGGGCGTGAATTGAACTGGGAGTTCAGTCTTCCAAACCCAGAATTCAACTGCTGCTGCGTACCAAGAATTGCCGTTGCTGTCGCTCAACTGCATTACTGCTGGTCTTCGCACCACATTGGTGACGATTAATGCGTTCTCGCCTTGGTTCTGAAGCGTTACCGTTTCAGTATTGTCAAATATGAGGTGGTCGTTTGATATATCTAACATTAGACATACTCATAGGTAAATTCCCAGCGCAATTCCCTATTGCTGGCTGTCGTCATGCCCTTCATGGCATTGGCGGTATCTATAAGGCTTAAACGCCCAGAATCCGCAAGCTTTTGCGAATAATTGATGGGCTTCCCGGTTGGCCCCTTGATGCCTGAGTATCCAACCTTGATTTCGTTTTGAGTACCCCATCTGGTCGATATTGACCTATGCAAGGTTCCAGAACGCATGGCTGGATATTCGCCAGGAGTTGATGCTGGAGGGTGTGTTCTTGAAATTAGTTGCTTGTGCTTTGCAACAATCTTATCGGCAACTAACTTCAATTCTTTCTTACTTTGCTTCTTGTTTACCTTGAACTTTTCCTCAATCTCAGTTGGAACAAGTTCGGACTTTACTGTCTTGTATTCTTTTGGAACATCCTTTGGCTTTGCTCTACCGCTAAACAGATTCACAACATAATTGAACAAGCTGCTTACATTCCACCAATTATTTCCAAGTGCTTTAACTGTTTCCTTTGGTGATTTCTCTTCGGAGAAAACTTCCATCATTCCTTGGGTAACGCGAGTACCCAAGGACTTTTCGTCCTCGTATTTCAATATTAATACAGGACCAAAACTAGCCATTAATCAATCACCAAGTAAGTGATGTGACCACCAACAGTTTTTGCGCCGCTTAGATTTAGATTCAAAGCTTCGCCAACACCAGTTTCTAGCATTGCAACGAAACCGGCTGGAGATGCCGCGCCATATCCGGCAGAAATCGAGGTGCTGGAAGCTAAGAAGATTGGACCTGAAATCCTGGTTGAGTTGGATTTCCAATAAATGTCAATGTTCTGATCACACCCAACGGTGTAGTGAAGAACCTTGATTCTCTTGCCTGCGACTGCCGGAACGATAGCATTGTCGCCTATGGTGGTAGTATTGATTATTGCGTATTTCATTTGGATTTCATCCTCGTCATGCGTTGGTACGGACCAGCTACAAGCTGGCGGGCTTTAACCAAAACACTCATTTTTGTTGTTAGAATATGCAGATAATCGCCCCAGTTAACGGTTTGACCGTCAACCGTGTAGTTTGGCTTGGGATCAATTGTCGCCTGCCTTATAGCGGCGGCCAAGTTGTCTACAGCAGCATCAAGATCACTTTCCGCTGCCATCTTTATACTCCGTTGCTGTAACGGGCCTTGATTCGTGCAGACCGAAACGAATGCGATACTCGTTTCTTGCTTGCTCTCTCGTATAGGCTTGGATAAACACCCTTGGGAGTCCCATTCCTGAGACTTCCCAAGGGCGTATTACCGGCTGAGATACTTGAGGCTTTTGCTGGGTGGGTTGCATTAGCTCATTACCTCTAATTAGGCATTGTTGTTCTTGACAACATGCCAAGGACTCCAAACGCTTGGGATACCGCGCTCGTTGGCAAAGTAGCTTGCAACGATACCGCGATCCAGCATTTCGTACTGGTTAGGTGCAGCCTGCTGAACGGTCAGCGGGTAGTTCTGCATGTACTTAAAGCTCTTGCCAGCTTCCATCATGAACCACAAGCCATCAGAGTTGCCTTGGTTCAGGTTCAGACCATCCGCTGCCAGAGCGCGTTGCTCAAACAGAGGGCTGGAGAGAACTTGGAATTGACCGGAGTATGGGTTACCACTTCCGGTGCTGATGTTAAGGATATCAGTACCAGACATGCTTGAACCTGGGGCAGTACGCCTTTCGGTTCCGTTAGCACCCACGATCAGGTTAGCCGTTGCAAGCTTGGCGGGATTCACCAAGATCGTGTTCGGCGTGATCAACAGACGCTTGCCGGTATGGGGGTCTTCCATCCGGGAGAACAGCAGAACGGTCGATTGGAGCGAGGTCCAGTCGATCAACTGGTTGGTATGGGCATTCAGAACACCCAAGGTCCGGCTGGTTTGGTAGGTGTTGTAGCCAGTACCGTTGTAGATAAAGGAGTTATTCACACCGATGATGGTGTCAATAACTTCCAGCTCCTTGCGGTATGCAAGCTCAAGACCAACATTGCCAGCCTGCTGGAGGATTTGGCCAGTCAGGTCAAAGAACACCGTTTCTTTCAGCACATCGATGGCGAGTGCGTTTTCACGGGTCTCTGGGGTCTGAATCCAACGCTCACCGAACTGAGCCCTGGTATGGGTTTCACCGGGGGCGCGTTTGCGACCACGATCACCAATGTTCTGAACACCGATGATCTTCTGACCGTTAAGCTTGGTAGCTTCGACGGGCATCAGACGATCAGCAATCAGGGCAGGGTTCTGGAACGCTTCCAGAATCTTGACTTCCACCAGACCGCCAACAATAGCGGTAAAGGTGTTGATGTTGAGGAAGGCGGATGGGTCAAGACCGAATCCGGTGGTTTCCAACAAGGCCCGCTTGTCACCAGCGTAGCCGTTGTTTTCCATCATCGATGCAGCTTGGGTGTACTGTCCAAGTGCCCGTGAATCGGGATTGAACAGCGAACGCCAGCTTGGACCGATAATAGATTCGGCCAACTCTTGCAGGCTGAACTGCTCAGGGCGCAAGCTGCGCTCGGACAGTTTCAGGTTACCGGCGAAATCCCGGTTGTCATTGCCATCCTTGTCGCAAAGACCCAAGCCTTGGCGCATCTCCGTCAGGAAACGCCAGCGGCCATTGCCTTCCTTGACTCGTGACTCGTACAGGTTGCGAAGCTTAAGCGTGTTCATGGATCAGTACCTTTCTTATTGTGTTAGGGATCAGGCCGAGGTGATGGTGTTGTAATCAGCGAAGTTGTAAGGCGACCAACGCCCGATCAACCGCACTCGCACCGATGTGGTATTCGATGCATAACGCTCAACCACATAACCAAGTGCCTCACCAGAATCGGTGGTCTTCACAACGCTCTGTGCGGCAACATTGCCCGCACCAGCAGTTGCTGCAACCGAAGCTGCAACCAGATCGCCGGGCTCGAAAGTTGCTGCTGCACAAGTAGCCTCATACAGGGCATCAGGCGTGAAGGTGATGCCTTCACCGTTGAAAGCTGGGTAACCAGCACTAGCATCAGCCGCCAATTTGCCTTGGAGAGCCACTCCAGCGAAAACCGCGCGGATAGCAGCTTGATCGGTGTTAACCGTTCCAGTTGCCACATAAGCATCAAAAGGTTTAAGAACCTTGTTAGTTGTGTCCCAAAACAGTAGATCACCAGGAGTGATGGCGGTCGAAGCTGCGCTAGGCAGATTCATAACCGTATCAGTTGCTGGTTTGTAAAGCCTGGCCCCACCAAAAGTCGTACTCATTGCTCAATACCCCTTTCTAAAATTAGTTAGACAACCAACGGAACAGAGACTCACCCTCTGGCAATTTCGATCCACTCTTAGACTCTTGGAATGTAGCCTGAGTGGGCGAACATTTGGGCTTTGCGGATGCAGTAGCCATCCGCTTAATCAAACGCTCCTTCGAGGCGCGAGCCAAACCCGAAAGGTCATCAACAAATGCTTCTTCAAAATCAATATTGTTGGCTTCGCAAATTTCGCGAATCTCTTCTTTCGCTTCATAATATGCAAGCCGCTCGGAAGGGTCTTTTGACTCTTTCATAGCCTTCTTGATTTCTTTTTTCATCATCTTCTTGTCTTGCTTCTCGTCTTCGTGACCTTCGTCTTCCTCGTCTTCGTCTTCTTCTTCTTTTGCTTCCATCTTGGAATAAGAAGAACCACATTTCTCACATTTTGAGGAACCTTCCTCAATCTCATCCTCATCTTTTGAAGAGTCTACCTTGGTAGACTTCTTGTCATCCATGTCAGGGTCTTTCGCTTCTTCAATTTGAGATTCCATGTTTTTGGTCTCTTCAAGACTTTCTGTAGTGTCCATCTCTTTGCCCCCAATTTCTTTAGATACCAAATCAATTAGTTCGTCAGCTTTTTTGTCATCAGCCGTGTCATTTCTGCAAAGAATTCGCATGACTTTTGTATGCAATTCTTCTTTAAATCTTTCGTTTTTGCTGACAGAAACCTTATTGTCCGGTTCCACCTCAGCCTCCTTGAGCGTACCAGTAGGCTTTACCGCTCCCTTGCTTTTTGCTTTCGTGAATTTTCTTTTTGCGCCCACAGCTTGTCTTTTACTCTTGTAACGAACTCCACTCCCAGCTGCTTCTTCTGTTTCTTGCTCTGCTGGCGATTGCGATTCCGTAAGCGATTTAGTCGTTGCCGGGTCTGCGACGAGATCGACATGGCGAACTTCCGTTATTTTTGAAACCACAAAAACATTCTTTTTGTCCACCATACCCTCACCTTGGGCATTGTGCGACATTCCAAATACATCATTTAGCTCTTCCCGTTCAGCAGCTTCACATACGGATTCTGCCAAGGGATGGTTCTTCAAGTAAAGAAGGTCACCAAAAACCCCTTCGTTTTCTTGGAACCGCACATTGATAAACTTGCCAAACCTGTCATGGGAGGAACGCTGTTGAGTTGGCCCATTTTCAGGATGATCTATGTTTACCTTGATTCCTTCGTACATTGGTACGGCTTCTTTTAAAGCTTCAGGCGTATATTTTCTACCGTTTTGGGAGTTGAACCCAATAATTTTTACGCCTTTGATGATGCCTTTTTCCCTATCAACATGCAGACGCTTGTTGATGGACTGTCCAGTAAATGCGACAACCCCGCTTAGGTCTTCTGTTAGCAATTGAATACTTTGCATATCGCTATAATGATAGTTTGACATATTCTGTCAAGCCCCAGTAATAACTTTTTTTGCTTTTTTAATTCTTTCGGACCTTTTTGCCTCATTTTCACCCTTGATTGACTCTGTATCCAGCAGCATTCCAGATATTGGATTTAATAGGTGATGCCATTCAAGCTTTTCTCCAGGTTTTAACCTCTTTGAGGCAGCTTGATGCCTTTTAACACCAATTGCCAAGACTTGCCTTTCTTTTGTTGCCACAGAAAACCATTTGCTAAATATTTTTGCGTCAGGAATTATCCTACCTTTGAAATCAAAAAACTTTTTTGCATCTGTTTTCATTATTGGCGTTACCCAGCATCGACAGTTGTAGGCTATTGTTCCGTCTGCCTCATATGGAGGATTTGGCATCTGATCAAATCCAGGTTCACCGTACCTTGGTTTTTTGAAATATATTGTGCCATTGCGCTCACGATGTTCAGGCCTGATTCTGTCGTCTAATATTCCGTGAACTTGAAAGCCAACTAGGTCTGTTGGCAGAGATTCGTAAACAACCCTGCCAACTTTCGAGACCATTGCTGACATTCCAGTACGGGCGATGGCATATGCGTTGTTACGCATCTTGTCAAAGTATGCCCGCACCATAGTCAGACGCTTTGCCGGGTCTGCTTGGATTGCAATTAGTCTTTCAATTACTGATGGGGATGATCCAGAAGCCTGCATTTTTTTAAATATTCTTGAAGGTATCGATTGATTCATCACGATCTGCATGATTTTGTCTTTGGGAATACCAGGGAATATTGTCTTGTTTATCGTCCTTTTTGCTTCAAGTATTTCTCTTGTATCAAGCATTATTGACAGACATTCTTGAATCTCTTTTGAATGCTTGTCGAGCATTGCCGGTAGTCTTTTGTACATGAAGGAATTTATATCTGTATAAATTCCCTCAATATGGCTTCTGACAGAGTTTTGATCTGCCAAGTTATGGGGCATCAATGCCCATTTTTTTCTTTGTTGTATTAGGCCAAGCACCTGTCTTGCCAGCAAGTTTACCTTATGCTGGCTTTCCAGATGGATGATGCCAATCCTTGATGCTATTTCAGAGTTAAATAGCACTTCCTGATTTGTCATTTTTTATCAGCGGCTTCCATTTGGCCTTGAACCTTCTTTGCCCAAGCCCAGCCGGAATCTCCACCCCACAATAGCCAGGCTATGTACCCAGCCGAATCCTTACCCCAGCCTTCGCCCTTCTTGTCCACTTCATGACGAGCAAAGAAAGAAACCATCTTGTTGATTACTTTAGGGGTCATTTCCTTCCCGGCGACAATGTCCCTGGCTCTTCCAAGACCAACAGCTGTACCGCCTCGCCCATACTTTTCACGGAGCTTTAGTCCTTTGCTTGCGGCACTACGCACTTGCTTTGGAGGGTGAAATTCAATGTGATCATATTTCCCTTTAACATCTTCTTGCAGGGATTCCTTGACAGCTTTAGGTACTGGAGGACTTCCGTCATCAGATTTCCTTGCCCCACCAAGTGCTGAAGCTGCTGATACCCTGCCAAATGTCTGACCAAGGCGAAGGTCTCTATCCATGCCAGTAGGCGATCCTTTTACCGCTTTTGGAGGTGCAGCGGACTTTGGAGCAGGTTCTTGCGAACCTTCCAAAGAATCTGGGAATATGTTGGCTATCTGATCTTCTGGCATCAACGGGAATACTGCTTGAGCAACCGCGCGGCCAACATCGACAGGAATTTGTCCAGTTGCAACACGCATAACGATACCAACCAAGTTTTCAATTTGGAGTCCGTTCAAAGCGGAGTCAGACATTTGGGCACTTGGGTCTTGCCCTGCAAGAGATTCGTTTGCCATCTTCTCTTGCATTTGCTCAATATTATGCTGCTCTTGCTCGAAATCTAAACCGCGCTCTTGAGAGATAGTCTGGATAGACTTAGCCCCAATTGTGTAGTAGGTCTGGTCGGATTGAGAATCAGCAATCTTGTCTCTTGCTTCAACTGCTGGCGGGGTTACCACAATATCAACCAAGTCCAGTATGTTTATAGGCAACTCGCCCATTTCGGCTGAGTTCCTAATTACCTCAGTCATAATTTTCTTGAAGTGACTTCTATACATTGATTGAAGGCGAACGCAGTTCCTTAAGAACGGCGATTCTGCTGTCAACGAGGAGGCATAATTTGCGCCAGACACATTGGCAGATGACAACCACTCTGGTGCGTTATGTCGGTTGCCAGCCGAGCGTAGAAGGGCTTGGAAGATATCTAAGTGGTCTTTTGCAGAATCCGCACCAGGAGGCTTCACATAGTTCATTCCCTTCGGAATATCGAGGAATGTTCCAGGTTCAATCCGTTGATAATCAGTTGCCCGTCCAGTAGGAACCTGGGCCACAGAATAATCAATATTCTCTTCGACGAACGCTTCCACTTGGGCGTGAGAAGCGGCATCGTGTTGGCGCACGGCAGCAATGGCCGATTGGACCGATGCACCCTCACCGAGGTTACGGCGCAGCTTGGATGCGATGTTGAATGTTTCCAAAGTCTCGTAGCTAAAATCCGATAGACCCCGTTTGATGGCGCGAGGAACATTGCACTTAATATGCACGATCCTGTCAACACTTACGATCTCGCCCTGCGGAGTGCTTGGTGTTGAATCATGTTCTAAATCTTCGCCCTTTGGAGCAAAATAATTCACATGGTAATTCATGATGTTAAATACATCATCCGGGTCAGTCTGGATACCATATGACCAGTTGGAGAAGTCTTCTCCTGGTGGTTGAATTATCTGTTCCGGCTCAATAGTCCTTATCAGCATTCGACCTGAAGGTTGCGGGAACAAACGGAGGAATGTTTCTCCATCAGTTCTAGACCTTGTAAATATTTCTTGTTCAAAATTCGACCAGTCATTTTCGTTTATAAACCTGTCGATCTTAGCTTGGCAAGCTGCAACTGTTGACTCTTCTACGCTCTTGTCGCTCTTAGGAGAAACATGGTAGTTATATCCAGGACCTACCACATAAGAGCAAAGACCGTTTAGCAGACCCAAAGCATTTGGGCTGGTAGTTGCAACTAGTCTAGCTTGGGCGCGGATAACGCTTAGTTGCTGTTCCGAGTACCAGAACGGGAAGTTTGAACCGTATCGGCGGTCTTGTGGGTTTGAGATGGGGTAAGCAAATACCCCGCCATCCCTAAAACGATCCAGTAGATCGACATAATTAGAAAGCCAGAAATCACTTGTGAGAGTCGATTCTCGCAAAGGTCTTCGGACTTTTTTTCCATGCTCACTTGATGCTGGGGCACTTGCTCTTCCAGGAAGGATGAAGTCGATGATTTGTTTCCATACGCTCATGCGATAATTCTCCTTGTCGTATGATTCCTCCGGTTGTTCCAGATAGAAATCATAGACCGTAATGCCATCTCAAGTGCGTCAGGCCCATCATCAAACTTTCCGAGCGGGAACTCACGCAGCTGTGCAACTAGGAGCCTGGAACCCTCTGATCTCCGAAATCGGATAGTGTGGTTGGCGAGATGAGGTCCGAGTCTCCTGATACGCACATCCTTGTTAATGGTATTGTAAAGTTGGATAATTGGAATATCTATTCCTTGATTTTTTGATTCTTGGATTATTTGCTTTGCCAATAGGTGCTGAAACTGGTTTGTCTCAAGAACCATTGCATCTGGTTCAAATTCATATGATTCCTTTATGAATTTCTCTATTAGCCTTTCTGAATCTGCCCGTTGAAGTACGGCATCACAGTATAGAATTCCTTTGAAGTCACGAGCCAGCCTGACGATTGCTGAATAGTCACCATGCCTGGCATCCTTGCCTTTGGATGGGTCCAGGGCCAAGGTCTTTATTTTTATGTATTCGTTTTTTGGAAATTCATCGACCCATATGTGATCACCAAAGTGCGAGTTAGGCCATTCCGCACCTTCCTGATCTACGAATTCCCCGTCAAGCTCTTGGTTGGCCTGTCTGTCTGAATACTGCTTTGAGACCGCCCCAACAAACTCACGCGCCAAGAAAGGATTCTGTGAAGTCTTAGACCTGAATAGTGCCGTATTCTCCCGGTCACCCCTACCAAATACATCGTATGTCCAATGCCCCATACCCTTGGGTGTAAATGTGGCAGTCAGGAAGCCCATGCGCCCGCCTTCACGAAGGCGGCCAATGCAGATATTGAAAACCTCATCCTCCATCAGGCTTGCCTCATCCATCCAGATACCCGAAAGGTTCGGGCCTCGCAGCTTGTCTGGATCGTCACCTGAACGGAAGATAATTTCTGACCCGTTTGAAAGGACCAAGCGGGGAGGCTGTTTCCATTTCTCCTTGGTTATCTCCAAGTCATCGGCAATCTGGTAGATAGTACGCATGGTTGCGTCTTGAAGGACCGTATAGGTTGGGCTAATGACCATGTAAAGCCTGCCGCGCCCCTCCTCGCTCATTGCACGGCGCAAAAGGTCGTAAGCACCCACATAGGACTTGCCTGAACCGATACCGCCCACAAAGCCACGGTAGAGGGCCTGGGAGTGATGGAAGTCATGCTGGATGCGATGCAGCTTTACCGTGCGGGTAATAGTCTTCAGTTCAGACTTATTAACCGCTTGGTCCTTCGGAGCTATACCTCTAGGTTTCGGAGGCATCGTCGAAGCTCTCTGGGAGTTTTGGCTTGTATGCACCGCTTGGGATATTGACGCCTATCGTAACATCCGGTGAGGAATTTGCATCAACAATTTCCTCCACCACTTGTAGACGAACTTGGGAAACAGACGCTATCTCCTGACGCTCCACATAGCCGCGATCTCTACCAAGCGTTTTGAGGATCATCTGGATAGCCCATTGCTGCCCTTCCTCTACGGCTTCCATAAGCTTAGTCTCGGCAACATCCAACATCCTACCGCGCTCATCCTTCGCTACTGCCTCAAGCTCAGGATCGTTTGCAATACGGTAGGACAGCGCGCCTTTGCTAACACCTAAATGATGTGCAACTAGGTAGTAAAGACCTCTGCATTTCTTAAGAGAACCTATAATCTCTTCATTTGTTAACTGGGTAATTGCAGGTCTGCTTTTGCGGTCTTTGGCTTCCTTGATGACCGATTTGCGGTCCTCTGTTGGCACTTCCACCAGGCTGCTGATGTTGGGTATTCCGCTGCGCTCGTTGTATGCCATAAAAATTTTCTCCCAAAAAATTACACCTCACTTATATTGTAATGCATTATTAAAAGATACCCCATAGTGCAAATTTCCGTATTGACTAGTATAATGTTAATATGGGTAAGCTATTAAAAAGTGTGTTAAATAGTGAGGTGGTGAAAGGCCTGGCCCCCGAATATGCGATGATTTCCGTATGAATATAAAAATACTTTTTTTATCCCTAATGTGCGAATCCTTAATAAGCACCCTAGTAGATAGAAATAATAAAAGATTATTTTTATCCCCCTTGACTGGCACTAACCGATAACTACAATCTAGATAAAAAGAGTAGAAGACTATTAAGCTATTAAGGATATTGGTAGTATAGTATTCTTCCCACTACTACTATCTCACTACTAAACTACTAGACTATATACTACTACTATTAATAGAATTAAGATCTTAATAGTAGAATACTACCATATAGCCGCGTTCAAATATTAAAAGACTATAAAGATGCGTAATGGTTGCCCTGGGCTTGGGTGCCAAGTAAAACCTTGCTAGATTGTAAGCTTGGGAACGGTAGCCTACTGGGCTGGGCATTAATCAGATAGGTTTATCTTAGCTGGGAATGGCCCTAGAATGCGTTATGGGCGGGGCTGGGCTGGGCTGGGCTTTGGTATGGGCTGGGCTGGGATCGCCCATTACGGATGAAATGGCTTTTTAAGGGTAAACGAAAAAAGCCCAGCCGTTTTAAGGGCTGGGCTTGGGCTGGGCTGGGGCTGGGATCAGGTTTTAATCACCACCAGCCCAGCATTCTTCTTAAACCTTATATTTATGAAATAACCTTTGGGTGCGTCCGACTTGTTCACATAGCGGCCATCGTCAGGGGAAAACAGGCAGCTAATAACAAAGTCTTTACCTTCAGCCCATGCGGCCTTGGCATCTTTTTGTGTTTTATAATCCCTGCCGTATGCGGGCACAACCGTTAAGCTTGGCATGGTTCTATCCTTCCCGTTCCTATCCTTAGCGGTCAACCGAATTGGTTAACCTGATAAGGATTAAAACAGCTTATCGGCAATGACGCAAGCCCAGCTTAAAAAAAAAGCCCAGCCGTTTTAGGGGCTGGGCTTGGCTGGCGGATCGTAGGTATTTTATTTCTTTGTCATAAATTCAACTTGTGATCGGCAAAGGTATTTCATTGACCGATACATATCCTCAGCATAGTTGGACCAAACTTGTTTGCCATTCTTTTTAATACTCGATAGGTCGACTTCCGTTGAGGTATAAGCCCCGACCGAATCTCTCACATATACGGCCAAGCTGAAATTGAAATAAGCGGCCCTAGGTCTTGCCGTTATTGTGAAGCCGACTTCCCAACCACCGTCTTTGTCTTTGTGTTCGGAATACCATACTTGCTCGGTAAGACTGTTGAACGATGACGGCCAAGCTATTGTGCCAGTTTGGTCCGAACACCAATTCCGTAGCTTTGTTAGGGTTTCGTTGGCCATGTCCCGCTTAATCTTAATCATCTTACCGCTCCGTTCCGTTCCGTTCCGTTCCGGCCAACCGAAATGGTTAACCTTTGGATATCAAAACAAACTATCGGAAAACGGTAAACCCTACTTTACATTACTTTTTTGTAAGGTTAAAACCGCGCCCACAATAAACAGTCCTGATATCAGATATTATGCCTGATATATCGGGTAAACTGTCAAAGCTATAGGCCGCCAGGCCTGATATCACGGTATATCGGTAGCCCTGGCCCTGATATCAATCTATATGGATCTATATGGATCTATAGCATTTGATATCAATTGCCAGGGCGGATATAGTTTGATATCAGAATACTACGGGAAGATATATTCTGATATCAATTACTACCAGGTCTTATCAGAACATATCAGAATACTCACTCCGTATAGCAAGCTCTATGCCGACCGTTATAGACCTTATCTTGTCTACCAGGGCGGTTATAGTGTCATAGCTCTTACCACCAATTGCTTGCTTTATCTTAGCAATATCTTCGTTGATGATATCTTCACCCTTGCCAGGCCTATACTCGAACATATCCTCCGTCCAGTTTTGTATCAGATATAACTCTTTGGCAATATTCTGAAGAGTCCTGATAGTAACACTAGCTTCGTGTGCATTATGTGATTCATTCATGGTAAAACTCCTATCCCTTGATATCTTTGGTTATGCCTTGAAAACTTCCGATTTCTGAATATGCGTACTAGATACAGGCGAAAGCTTTTCCGCTATGCCTAGAAACTTTCCAATATCTAAAACCGCGCGTTTGATATACACGCAAGCTTTTCCGCTATGCCTCCTTATCCTGATATTTAGATATGCCAGTAAACGCTACACTAGACAAGCCATTGATAGCAACTTCTATAGCCTTCCTCGCCAGGGCGATATCAGTTGATACTTGCTTGCTAAGTTTGATATCAGCCTTAACCCTATCGATAGCTTCGTTGATACGATGCATCTTAGTCCATAGAGTTACAACTCTTTTGATATCACCGGGTGCCAGGTTGCTAGACATTACTTACCACCTTTCATACGGCGCAAGCTTTTCTTAGCTACGCATACTATCTTGAAAGAACCTTCTTCATTCCACTCATTACCATCTATCGGGTTATATACAAAGTCATCTATCTCTTCACATTTATATGTGTAGTCAAATAGTGACATCTCTAGATCGGCAAGTTCATCACGCAATAGCTCTCTAGCATCATCTGCTGACATAAAATAGCTATTGTCTCTTCCCGATAAATCCACATACCAAAACATATACTCTTGCATAGCTATATATCTCCTTCCAGGTTCCTGTTATACAAACTCATCAACAGCCCACTCGTACAGCACTTTCTCTAGCTCTTCTATGCTATTGCTTTCATACTGGCAATTGGCGATAGACAGAAACCATCCATTGCTATCAGTTCTTTTCAAGATATAGCAGCATGTATTTATCTTGCTATCACATATCCAGGGCAAGTAAGCAAAGCCACTATCGCCCATATCGATATGGTTGCCAAAGATAAACGAAGATGACAAGTCGCTATATTTGAATGGTATCTTGCTAGCAACGAATTCTTCTAATGATATGCACATATAGCACCTCCTATCCTTTCAATAGTGATTATAGCAAGGATATGCGAGCAGTAGATGGCTCGCTATCGTCAGACCAAAACGGACCATGCCCCTTTATACCGATATTGGTTTTGCTACCATTGCATAGCTTGCAGCTTGAGCATGGTATCTTCTTACCAGTCTTTGCTATATACTCTTTGCTAGATGGACACACGCCTAATCCATTGCTAGCAGAATCATCCCAAGTATTCAGCACTTGAAATACGCGCCATCCTTTTGCTATCGCACGCAACCTTTGGCTAGCATTCTCTACACTAGCCATCAGTTTACCTATCCAAGGCAAGGCAAGCTTATCATTGTCCCATTGATGGCTATAGCCCGTGTGGCCTTGGATATCAGCTTGCAATAACGGCTGCCAGGACTGATATGGAATAGCCATAGGATCGCCATAAGTCCCTAGCCTTAGCATTGCACCTGATATCTTTTGCAGTAAACCTGGATTGCTGCTGATATCAGGATAGTTGCCTTTGCAGAAACTTTTATAAACTGCTAACGGGCCCTGACCCAAGTTAACATAACACCTACGCTTGTTAGCATTAAGCCATCCCTTTTTAGGGTGCCATATCTTTATGTTGCGCTTCCTATAGGCACAATTGCCACAGATAGACTCATCCTCACCATTGCTAGCAGCAATAGTAGGGGAGATATCACTTCGCATTATATAGGTTTGCACCATATTGCCAGTCTTACGGTTTGTGCTATCAAAGATAGCAACGCCCATAATCGGCTTGCCGTCGATCTCACTTGGCCCATTGTAGAAACAAAAACCTGTCACCTTATTGCTTTTCATGACTAATCCTATCCTTCCATTTAAAGTTATAAACACAAGATATCAACAATCAACCACCGATAGAAGCATCGCCATAGAAGCTATCAAAAACACCACTCCTGATAAAAGAAACTATATCGCCATTAAGATCCCTAGCTTGAGATAGCACCTCATGTGCCACTTGCCATATCGCGTCATCTTCTGACATAATCTTACGGAACTCGCTATAACAAAGCCTATCGGTATAGCAACCGTTAGGATCATTATGCTGCAGCTCTCGCAAGATAGCATTTCTATCGCCATCTATAGCTAGGTTTAGCATCATGCTATACCACGGCCTGTTCTCGATAATCCAATCTGGCAATAGTTTGCTGAGTCTATCATTTGACTTGCTTGCTATCATTTCACTATCCCTTCCTATCCTACTGATATCAGCTGATATCAGAAACAAACAATGGCGGCGGTTTACCGTCCACCCATTCATCTTATCGGCAGGCCACAAGCAAGACAAGCCCACAAAAACACTACCTTACTAAAAAGTAATAATCCGCATAGTGATATCAGGGAATATGGTTTGATATCCAGGCATCAGCCTTGCTATACACGCATGTGTGCGCGTGCCCAGGCGTGCGTGTGCGCGTGTGTGCCTGCGCGTGTGCGCTTGCGCGCGTGTGTGTGTGCGCTCGCTCGCGCAAGCGTATGCGTCTGCGGGCGTGTGCGCCTGCTCGTATATACGGGCATATGTCCGTGTGTGTATGTGTGTGTGCGTCCATATGTGCCTATAGGCATGTGTGTGCTTGAGTGAGCATATATGCTGACATACGCCTTTGCATATCCAGGATTTTTTCTAAATTACTACCTAGAATGTATTTATTGTTCTTTGACGATTAATTCCAAGTTATCTTCGTATTTTGCTTGAAATCAGCAATCATAATTAAATACGCTCATTGTCCGTTTATATTCACATCATCTTCAAGGTATTCGCCAAGTATCTTTCCTGGCCATGCCTAGCATATATTCTACTAATCTTGTAGCAATTATCCTTAAAACTCAAATTCTCTCTCAAAAATTTCCATTTTTTAAACTACCCCCTATGTCATAAAACGAAAGCTTTTCCGCATTGATTATTACCCAGGCGCATCCACTTTTCCGCATCGCTTTTTAATGTAATGTGTTGGCTTTTCCGCATCGACTATTGGTAGCCATCAAACAGGGCAGGTTCCTGATGCTTGCCGTTGAGAACCCACTCACCAAAGATGGAGACGATGGCGAACCCTTCGGCTTGTGAATCGATGGGGCTACCAAAGTAGGTCATTACACCCCTAACATAATCCCTATTATCATCCACCAATACCTGATGCCTCACTAGGGCATCCACCGGGGCTTTAGCCAGGTTGTCAGCATCTGCCTTGTCCGATAGCGTAGGTCCTGGCCTTACCTCAACAACAATAAATACTTTGTGAGTGAATATAGGCGCGTCCTTCCATTCGATCAGATCAAGAGACTTGCGCCATTCCCTATATTCCTTGGTTATAACCATCCTTGACCTGCCCTTAGTGGCAACAGGCATGAATAACGAGTTAGTCGAAGGCGGTATTGGCATAGTGATACTCCATAAAGGAGTACCAAGAATGTCTAAAATGTTCTTATCCTGCATGTGCTGGGCCTTCGTCTTGGTTACCATACGGGTCTGTGTCCCACTCCTCGATGGGCGGGCAGTCACAATCCCCGGTATGCTGCTGGTGAATATTGCACCAGTAGTCACCGCATTCTTCAGGGCATGGAATCCAAGCTGGACCGATCATCGGTCCCATCCCTCAGACAGTATCTCTGAAACCTCACTAGACAACCTCTTACGCTCGGATTCGCAATGCGCCAGGACAAGCTTGCAATCCTCAACAGTAATCCACATCTTTGTAGGGTCAATATAATCAGAGTTAATAAATCTCAATATGTCTTCGACCCTATCGTTACCCTCTCCGGTAAATTCCTGGCGCATACAGTCTCTCCATGAACAAACAGAACGCATCCAAGTGAGCTTGGGCCGATAGCCGGGGTCATCCCCGGCGTACATCGGACCCAAGCGGTCCCTAACAGCCACTACTTCATCTTCATGCCATTTACTATAGACGCAATCTCAATATCCCTGGAATAGAGCTTATCCCTCAAAGACCGTATATTGTCAATGGTCCTGGGTTCACCCTTCTTTTCCAATTCGTCTATCGCCCTAGCGGTATATTCGGAAAGCACTTCAACACCAATACTCTTCAAGTCCATTTCTAATCCCTCCTGTACGAACCATTGTACGATGATCCCAGAATATGGCACAAAAAAAGGTTAATTAGTAATAAGCTAATTAGTAATAAGTAACTAGTAATAGTGCTTATTAATAAGTAATAAGGCTTTTCGGGTAGCCGGGGAAACCTGCGGGGCGTGCTGCGCACCCCTCCGGTTCCCCCTCACGAGACTGCGTTCAGTCTGGCAGGGAAGTCTCAGTCTGTTGATATATGATTATTACTAAGGTGCTTGTAACTATTAATATTAATACGCGCGCGCGTAAGGAAATCTTGTGCCAATTGAGGACTGCCATTTAATTTTGTTCCTAAGTCATTTATATGCAAGGACTTATGATATTCACTT